CCGTCTAATTTATTTCAGTTAATTAATTTGCAACATGAACAGCCAGAATTATTGCTACGCCTCTGGCACGTAGCTTTTAACCCGATCCTAGACACAATGAAGGGTAAATATATGAATTTTTCAACTGATGGTGAAATTCTAGACTTGCTTAAATCCCAGTTAGTTACCTACACAAAGACAGGTAAGCCAAGTTACACCAAAGCAATGAACGCTATGAAGTTTTATTCTCTTGTTCGTCAAATGGGTTTACAAGCAACTCAAAAAATCTATAGCAAAGCCCAATTTCATAAATCCCTAAATTCTCTTTTAGATTGCGGTATTTCAAAGTCTCATATTCAAAACCTTGCCAAGAATCCTAACGGCAAAGTTATTCCGTTTGTTCGCATGTTTGAACTCAAGATGTGCGACCAGCAGCCGTCCGATTATCAAATTCCAGTTTCACAATACAGCCCAAAACGTGGCTTATACCTAGTTGCCTGAGGAGGCTTTTACCATGCAAGTTCAATTTAATAAACGCACAATTACACCAATTGCTAACAAGTATCAGGATAAAAAAACAGGTGAAGATAAGCTTTCCCTGAAAACCACTGTGTTAAGTCCTGTTCAATATAGTTTAAAACCTACACCTGGCATGATGCCAATTGAACAGATCCAAGCAGTTCTTATTGAGTGTGCGGAGAATTATCAAGAAGTAGAAATTGAGTTTGTAGAGCGTCAAACTTCTTATGGTGCTGAGATGCAAATTTTTGGTGTTAAGCCAGTTCCTAAAAAGGTTCCAGCATGAAGTTTGTATTTATGCCTTATGCGATAGATCCGTCACCGTTATTTACTGATAGTTATTGGGAAAATCGTGGCTGTGAATGGTTTTGGTCGGATGATTATTTCTTATAAATCAAAGGTTTAGAATACACTATTTCGTATAATGTAG